TGATGTAGCAATAGAGTTCAATGTGGAATCAGCCGCATTGGTAATCAAACTTTGAGTATTTGCCGCTTTAGTTTTGGTATCTGCACCACCCAAGCCAACAGCATCAGCATACAAAGCCATATCCTGCTGAATGTTAGCTGTAGGGCCACTAAAGAATTTACCACTTTTAAGAATATCCCTAGCGTTTTGGATTTGACCAAGAACGACTGGAGAATTTTGAGCAACACCTTGCATGGCATTAAATTTCTTAGCTTGATCTGTAGCAACTTCACCGCCAAAAGTTTTTTCCAAGAAATTAGGAATGTTGACAACAGTACCGCCAGCTTTTTTAAGTTGCATGGCTTTATCGTTAACAGCTTGCAATATTTGTGGTGTCCATTGGTCAACAGGGGTATTGATACCAAGCAATTGTGCGGCAGTACGAACATCGCCTGACATTTTTGCACCACCCATAGCCGATGGTTCGTATTTGCCAGTAGAAATGTTGTATTCGTTAATGGTTTCGCCTTCACCCAGCTTTTGACCTTTAAGGCGTTCCCAAGTAGCCGCTTGTAGTGCTTTAGGAGCATAAGGACTAGTACCAAGCTGGAATTTCTCAGCAGGGGTAGCAGTTGACCATTTATCCATGATTTCAGCTTGTTTGCCACGCAATGCGGCCGCAAGGTCTGTTTGTGTTTTGTCAGCCTGATACCCTGCGTATAAACCCAATGCTTGATTGGCAATAGGAGCAAGTTGCTGTGACCAACTAGGCTTAACATAGTGACCGCTAACCATTTGACCTTGTGGTTGACCCTGCAAACCTTGTTGCATTAACAAATCAGCCATTTGTTGCTGGCGATTAGCTTGCTGTAATTGTGGCTGTAACTCTACTGGAATATCAGAAAGAGCCGCAGAACCGCCTGTATATGGGTTTTGAATTGCCATGATTAGCTTCCTGAAGGCATTGGGTTATTAAACGACATAAACTCAGGGCCACCCTGATTCATTAAATCAACTTGCTGTGCAGTTTGCGGATTGTTGGTAGCGTCTTGCATATATTGACCTTGCTGTGCATAGCCGCCTTGTGGTGTGTTACCGTAAGAATTTATAGCACCTTGACGCAAAGCATTAGCCATCATCATTTGTTGCATTGGAGCAAGGGCGTGGCTTAACCCATTTGACTGACCAGCAATTTGGGCTGATTGATTGTTATATTGGCTTTGCTGTTGAAGCATGGCTCGGTGCATGGCATCTTGCGAACCTTGACCAATAACCGTAGGCTGACCATATTGAGCATTTGACTGCATTGGGGCGTAAGCTGAAGTGTAATCGTTTGGCATATTATTTTCCTAAAATGTGCTTGATCCCAAGCATTTCGCTCATAACTGCATTATCAATTCTTTGCAGTAATTTGACAACTGATTGATGTTTATTTGGGTGGTACTTTTTCATATATTCCATTCGTTCTACGCTATTTTCGGTAAAAGCCGTGCAATTCCAGCAGTCCAAAGAAGTATGACTACGCATCCTAAGACGATCAGTCAATTCGACACCCTGCGCTAACAGGTAGCCATCTACATCTTCGTTACTCCAGTCTTGCAATGGAAAAAAGTATTCAATCCCATCTGCTACATGACCTGATCTTATGGGTGCGGTGTGATCTTCATCACTTCTTTGCCCTCTAATCACGCCTGTGATCCCCATTTCCTGCACTTTTGCGTAGGCTGGTGACCAAATATTCTCGTTACAACACTCCAAGTAGCTTCTAAGCATAATTTCTTTTGGCTTAGTAAAGCATTGACCTAGTTTTGTAAAGTTAACTGGTACTACATCAGACGGGTAGCCGTTAACTTCAACTGACCACGCCTGATTTGACGGTATTTCTACAAAATTAGGTACTTCTATAGCTACTTTTGTTACACATTCTTCAACTTCGGGCAGGTTTGACCCTGTATTTACCCAAATTACTACAATTCTATCCAAATACGGTCTGCATAACTCTAAACATGCCAAAGAATCTTTACCGCCTGAAAAGAATAAAGCCTTTTTGTGACGGATCAGAAACTCTTTCATTAGAACATTGCACCAGCCATAATTGCAGTCCCACCCAATGCCATTAAACCGTTGCTGTTTGAAGCACTAGCCGCATTAGACGCATTGGAAGCACCTAATTGGGAGTTATATTGCGATTGCGTAGCACCCAAAATGTCAGCACCTTGCGTTGTAGCTTGCTGTGGTACAGACTGGAATGTTGGGTTAGTAACCTGTGAAGCTGAACGAATAGCGTTCAAAGTGTTAATAGGTTCGTTACGAATATAGCCAGCTTGGTTAAATCCTTGTTGATTAGCTTGTAATCCAACGCCAATACCACCAGTTTGAGCCGCTACTAAACGGTCGTTTTGAGTCATATCAAATTGACGCTTGGCATTGTTGTAAGCCTCAGAACCTACTGGAATACCCTGATTAACCATTTTTTGGTCAAATGATTTTTGTTCCATTTGTAGTTGTGGCTGTAATCTACGCATGATTGCATCTGAGTAGTTTTCACCAGCGTTAATGCCTACTTGTGGAAGATTAGCCGTGCTAAATGGGCTACTAATCATGTTTTGGACATAGCCAAGACCTTGATTCTGTAAGTTACCCATACCAATACTGGTTTGATTCTGAATATCCAGCAGTTTTTGCTGGTCAGGGCTTAATGTCGTAGTTGCAACCCATCCTTGATCGGGATTAGGCGTTGACATAAAGTCGCTGTAATTGGGAGCACTTGGCATTGGGTTTGTTACATTGCCGTACTCATCAGTCTGCGGTGTGTAAGACTGTCTAGCCTGACCATAAGCGTCTAATGCCGCTTTGTAAGCATCTTGGTTAAATGTAGGCGTTTGATTTTGTGTGTAAGTAAGATTGCCATAAGGCGTTACTTGGTTCACACGATTGGCATTGGCGGCCGCACGAGCGGCTTCTAAGTTGCCTTGTGCAGTTTGTTGAGCCGCACCTGTGTAGTCAGGAGTAGGGGGAGCAGAGCCACCCTTACCACCGCCAAATGGTGTGCGTTTACCTTCCCAAGTCCAACCGCTGTGTTTGCTTCTCAATATGCTCATTTTTTACGCTCCCTGATCCATCTACAATCAGCTTTGTTCATTTCAAAAACTACAAGGTCACCGCCATCATCGTGCATACCCACGAACCGTTTTGCTTCCGTAAAACCTAGTTTTTGGTCATATTCCATAGCTTTTACATTCTTGCTATTAACTATTCCAAAAACCATTTCAAGGTTACATTGATTAAAAGGGTAATCAAATGCCGCCTTTAATAACTGTTTAGGTGTGTAACCACCCTTTAAGTTCACCATGTGCATTTGACAGGTTTTGCCTATAAATGCTGTAAATCCAATACACCATTCAACATCGTTCTTTTCGTCTGCCCAAAATATAGCTTGCAGATCATCACAACGCTGAACGCCTATTTCGTTAAATAGTATTTTAGCCGCAATATCTTTTAATTCAACTGTATTTGCAACCCAAAGCATTTACAGTACGCCTCCAGTTTCAAATACAAAATCGGTACTAGCCCAATGCAAATCAACGCCCTGTGACGCTATAGACATGGCTAAACCGCCTGAGAATCCAATTCCAGTTACGCCCTGCCATTGTTTATTGATATTTACGCCACCACCCCACAAGTTGTAATCCCAAATACCTGAATCCCATTCTCCAATAGCAATAAGTGCAGGGTTATAGGTTACTGATCCGTTAGGGTTTACTGGGTCAAAATCCACGCTAATGCCACATAAAACTGTTGGTAAAGCGTTATCAGTAATGATAATTGGGCGAACCATTGTGAAGCGTTTTAGCGTACCCCGTGAATTAAAGTAGCTATAGGCTTGCTGGCATTGTGCGTTAATGTTATTACCGTTATCGGATGTGGAATTGTAAAACTTGCCTACATATCCGTTGCCACCAAAATACATACCCTCTTTGCCGTGCACTTCCCAGCAATTAGCTTCAATACCTGTAAATTGACCCCAAGACTTAGTAATGGTGTGCATTACAAATTGCTGTGTACCTGTAGAAATAGGCACATTCAGAATTAACATATTTTCACTAGCAAAATAGTTAATCTGCCAGCCAAAATTGTCATAAAACTGAGTAGCCGCTTGTGAAACAGCGTAGTAAATTTTGTCAGTTAGGTTTATTCTAGGGTCAAGACGGGATGACTGAAGTGCTCCCGATAAAGGCACAAGTCCGTCTTGCGTCAGCAAAAGTAGGTCACCTGACCATTTAAAGAAGCATCTACGATTAAATGTTTGGCCAAATTGCCATACACCTTTAAGTAGCCATTCTGTTGCAACAGTAGGGTCTGTACCGTTATAAACGATCACTTCACCCATGTTGGTTACATAAACTGCGTAATCGTCAGCACCTTGACCTGCATCTAATGTCCAAGTACCCATTGCTTGCAAGAAGCCACCATTACGAGCAATACCGCCCAAATCTAATGATTCAGCAGTACCGCCAACAGACAATGGATCAAGATACCAAGCCTTTAAAGTGTTCTTTTGGCAAAACCATAACCGACCTTTGAACAAGTTAATGTTGGCAAAGGTATTGGAATTAACGCCAGTAATTGAGAATCCAACGGTGTACGAGCCTACAACAGTCGCATTAGCGGCTGGGGCTGTAGCCATTGTGTAAGTAAAGGTGCTTGGCCCTGTTACGGTAATAATGTAAGTGCCGTTGTAATTGCTTGCAGTAGCACCTGATACGGTTACTTGGTTGCCAGTAACTAAACCGTGTGAAGAAGCTGTAGTAACGGTAGCTGTAAGGTTGCCTGTACCGCCTCTAGTAATTGTGCTAATTGTTTGAGCAGTTGCTGTGCTGGCTACAACAATCCAATCTGTGCCGTCATAAACCATAGCAGGGTCGACACCATTGACCATAGCCAAATAATGCCCACCAGCAGTAGATATATTGATGTGTTGCCACTTGGAATCAGACAGACCTGAAAATACTTGTGTTGCCGTTCCTGCGTTGGTTACATCGTAAATTTTGCCGTTAGCAATGGCGAACAGCTTTTCTGTACTAGCACCGCTGTAATTCATTAAAGATTGAACTTGACCAGTAATGCCTGTTGAATACTCTGTCCAACCTTTACGCAATGTCACATCCGATGGTGTCGGGAATAGGTTTTGCATAACTACAGCATCCATAGGATTCATTTCAGCTACAGAATCCCTAGCGTTCCAACCCCCTATTGGGGCGGCAACTGAAGTCGTTGTGGCTTTACGCCCTTGTGCTGGCATGTTACAATATCCCCATATTTATCATTAGGGGATTTTTATGGAACAATGGCTTGATGTAGTTGGATTTGAGGGTATTTATGAAGTTTCTAATCATGGCAATGTACGCTCTATTAAATCAGGAAAACTTAAAAAAATTACCACCGACAAAGTTACAAATAGACCGTTTTTGAATATTTGGAAGAACAACAAACAATCTGTTGTTCGTATTCATAAATTGGTTCTTGAAGCATTTATAGGTAAAAAACCCGATGGGATGGAATGTTGCCACAATGATGGTAATCCGTTTAACAATCATATTAGCAATCTTCGATGGGACACCCCAAAAAATAATCATGCTGACAAAGTTAGGCATGGAACTACCAATCGTGGCGAGCGTTGTGGCACGGCTAAATTGACGCTTGAACAAGTTAATGCTATTCGCAAGGATAAACGACTTCAGCGTGTAATAGCTGAAGAATATGGAGTTCAACAAAGCCTTATTAGTCGCATTAAAAGTGGTGTTAGATGGCAACATGACCATTAACTTCCGTAGTTGGAATCAGGTATATTTGCCCAGCCAATAAGCACGGCACTTGGTTGTGGTGCAAATGACAAGGTAGCAGAGCCTTTATCGTTAGCTTTAACAATAGACAGGTAACGCATATAGTCTTGGTACAAAGCCGTTGTGTCAAAGTTCTTAATTTGGAAATACTTAAGTTTTGTGTAAAGAACTAGCAAACGATCATCAAACACCGTTGTGTCTGTATCGGCAGTAAAGCTATTCTTGGTTTCGTCTGTAGCACTTCTGACAAACCCCTTAGAACGGTATTCAAAACCTAGATATTCTTGGGTATTGTATGGTGGCCAAATTTCAAACTTGTTGCCAAGAATACGCCAACGAACACGAGGTCCTGTTGAAATATAGCCTGATTTAAGCCATTGCCATTGTTGTGCATCGACTGGGCCAAGCATCTGCCAATGCTTTGTTTTGTCCCAATGAGTGTTATCGGTGATTGTTTCGTAATCAGGCGGCAAAGGGTAGATGGTACGGCTAAATGTAACTGTACCGCCTACAGAAGATGCTGAAGCCTTTTGTGTTGTAGTTAAAGTAGTGCCGTCAATAACTGTATCAACATAAGTATCTTGGGGGATTGATGTCCCAACGATAGAGTAATTTTTGTCCAGCCCTGCGGTACTAGGAATAGCGGTCAGAATCTCTGTGCCATTAACAGTATCGCAGGTCGTGGTTATTGCGTTTGTATAAAACCGATACTCCAACTCCAAGGCTTGCCAGTCATGCTCTTTAACTAGGTCGTAACCAGCACCGTTCATTAAAGCTAGGATTTGCTGTACATCTTGTGATTGATTGCCAATTACAAAGGATGGTACGGATAAATTCAGTTCAGCAGTTGTCTGTTGAACCAATTGGAGCATCGTATATGACATATTTAGACTTCCTCTGTGGCTACCGCTTTCTTACGGGGTTTTTTTTCACCAACAGCGGCAAGTATAGCGGCCATTTGATCTTGCATTTGAGCCAGCTTTGCATCTGTTTCTGCTTTCATTTTAACAGTTTCCTGCTCCTTTTTGGCAAGTTCTTCTTTCAAAGCGTTAATTTCACTTTCACGCTTATCGGTTTCTGCCGAATTGGTAGCTAGATTTAAAAATGCCTTTGCCTTGTCACGGAACGCATAAGGTGACATTCCTGCCGCCATTCCCATACGCTGTAATTGTGCATCAGAAGCACCTGCAATAG